GCGCATTGGATAGCGGCGTCGGTGGTAAAATGGGCAAGACCCAAGGTACATAATGGCCAAACTAGACTATCACCCACTTTTCGAAGCACGCTTGGACGCATGGCGCATGCTGCGCCACAGCTACGAAGGACAGGCTTGTATCAAAGACAAAACAGTCACTTACCTGCCCCCTACTCCGGGGCAGGTGCTGGACGGAATGGCGCCTGGAACTTTGGATATAACTTCGCCCGGTTACCTGTCTTATCAAAACTACCTTCTTCGTGCAGTCTACCCGGATTTCTTCCGCGAAGGCGTCAACACACTCGTGGGCATTTTGAACGAAAAACCAGCGAAAGTTTCTGTTCCAAAAGGGATGGAGTATTTGATCAAATCTTGTACGCCGAATCAAGAAGACATGCAGACGCTTCTTCGAAAAATTCACACGGAACAGCTCACTGCTGGGCGCCTTGGTTTGTTTGCGGACATGGAAGAAGAAGTTCCTCAAACACAACCAAACTTCTATATCACCACATACAACGCCGAAAATGTACCCAACTGGGACGCGGGCGCCGGAACAGAACATGTGGATAAGCTGAACTACGTTATCCTGGACGAAAGCGGTTATACCCGCTCCGGGGGCTCCTTTCAATGGGAGTACAAAGAACAGTATCGGGTTCTCGCTTTGGGCAGTTTGTTTTCTCTTGGCGAAGAGGCAAGCTATCGTTATGCTGTGACGGATGACGCAACCAATCCGAGAAACTTGTCGTTCTCTGTGCCTGTTTACAGGGGTGAGGAAGCAAAAGAAATACCCTTCGTGTTTGTTGGTTCTAAAGACATGGACCCAAGTCCAGACCTTCCTCCGCTGCTGGGCTTGGCGGAAATATGCTTGGCTATTTATCGCGCAGAAGCGGATTACCGCTATGCGCTGTTCATGCAAGCACAGGATACGCTTGTCGTGGTCGGGGGTATACGCGCTTCTAACGCGGATGTCGGGCAACCTCTCCGGGTTGGCGCGGATGCCCGAATTGATGTTGAACTGGGAGGCGATGCTAAGTATATTGGCATTCACAGTGAAGGCATCCCGGAGATGCGCAAGTCGATCGAAGCAGACAGGGCGGTGGCTGCTGTTCGCACGGGGCAGCTCCTTGCGCCTGGTAAGATGAGCATGGAGTCCGGTGAAGCACTCAAGACGCGTGTCGCTTCTCAGACGGCGACATTGACTACCGTCGCGAATGCTGCAGCGGCAGCCTTGGAAGCCATCTTGAAAAAGATTGCTCGCTGGAAGGGCCTGGACGAATCGAAAGTTGCAGTTTCTCCGAATTTGGAATTCTCCAACTTCCAACTTGCAACTCAAGATCTCGTCCAACTCATTACCGCGAAGAAACTGGGTTTCCCGATATCGTTCGAAACGATGCACAATATTTCTCGCGAACGTGGTCTGACACGCTCTACATGGAAGGAAGAACAGGAACAGATCCAAGCAGATCCAGACTTCCTTGTGGAAGTTCTCCGCATGGACGACGGCCCTCTGAACGGAAACAACCCGTTGCAAGGCGCAGGGGGCCCGAAGAAAAAGCCTCTTGAAACCCACACAACAGGCAACAAGCCTAAAGAATGATTGTCCAATGGTGGACGGTCTAAACCGCTGCATGTGCAGCAATTGGAGAAATCATGGCATTGAAACGAATTCTGGAATCTTTGGACGGCGTGCCCGAGCCGTTGCATGACGAGTACGAAGAGAAGGACGGAAAGTTCTACTTGAAACCCATCGAGGGTTTGAAACCTGTCGAGGAATTCAATGTGGTGCACCGTGCGCTTTCGAAAGAACGCGAAGAGCACAAGACCACGAAAACGAAACTCGTTTCGTTCGGCGACCTGAACCCCGACGAAGTTCGTGCGCAGCTCGACCAGATCGAGGAACTGCGGGTCCTGGCTGAAGGCAAAGTGGACGACGCGAAGATCAACCAACTGGTCGAAAGCCGTTTGCGAGTCAAGCTCGCTCCTGTCGAACGCGAACGCGACCAGCTGAAAACTCAGAACCTGGAACTCGGGCAGACTGTGGAAACGTTCAAAGGACGTGACCGCACTCGCACGATTGTGGACGCCGTGCAGCAAGCCGCACGCGCAGCTAAGGTTGTCGACACGGCAATCGAAGACGTCACCATTCTCGCTGAACGCATGTTCGACGTGCAGGACGGTACTGTGGTTACCAAGGACAATGTGGGCGTGACACCAGGCATGGACCCTGCTTCCTGGTTGACGGATATGCTGCAGAAACGTCCGCATTGGCTCCCTCCCTCCAAGGGTGGGGGCGGTCGTCAAGGCAACGGCGAAGGCGGAGCGAACCCATGGAGCGCGAATGCCTGGAACATGACCGAACAAGGCCGTGTCTACAAAGCCGATCCGGCGAAAGCTGAACGTTTGGCCAAAGCTGCAGGCAGCAAGGTCGGCGCTATTTCTCCTCCCGAGAAGTAAGATACGAAGTTGTATCTAATGCCCATAGCCCTATAATCTGAGCTATGGGCATGTGCTCAACCGACTCCACCATGCGGTGAGTTAAAATCCAAAGTTTTCACCACCCATCCTAGGAGCCTGTAATGGCAGCCACCCGCCTTTCCGACGTGATCGTCCCGCAAATCTTCGATCAATACGTCCAGCAGTACACACAAGTCAAAAGCAACCTGATCCGTTCCGGCGCCCTCGCCATGGACGAACAGCTCGCCGGTTTCATCGGTGGCGCAGGCCTTACCTTCAACGCACCGTCCTGGAAAGACCTGGACGACAGCGACGACAACATCAGTTCGGACGACCCCGACGTCTATTCGACTCCGGCCAAGACCGGCACGCTGCAGGAAATCTGTGTGCGCCTGTCCCGGAACAAGTCTTGGTCTGCGATGGATCTGGTGGGCACGCTGGCCGGTTCGGACCCCATGGCATCGATCGCCAATCGCGTGTCCGACTATTGGGTGCGCCGCCTGCAGAACACCGTGATCGCGACTGTGGCCGGTGTGTACGCCGACAACGCCGCTGCTCCGACCGGTGCCGACACCCACCTGATCAACGACATGACCGTCGACGTGAAAGGCGCCTCGTTCTCCGCAGGTGTGACCAACTTCTCGACCGAAGCGTTCATCGACGCGACCCAAACGATGGGCGACAGTGCGAGCAACCTCTCTTTGGTGTGCATGCACTCCGTGGTTTACACCCGTGCCAAGAAGAACAACCTGATCGACTTCATCACCGACAGCATCAACGGCCAGGCGATCAGCATCCCGACCTTCCTGGGCCATGTGGTCATCGTGGACGATCGTATGCCCAGCGCGGCCGGTGTGTTCGAAACCTGGCTGTTCGGGCGCGGTTCGCTTCGCGGTGCGATGGGCACTCCGCCCGTCGGCACCGAAGTGGAACGCAAAGCGGATGCCGGTAACGGCGGTGGGCAGGACATCTTGTACACGCGTCAGGAATGGATCCTGCACCCAGCAGGCCATGCCTACATCGGCACCCCTGCCGTCGGTGGTCCGTCGAACGCCAACACCGCCAACAACCTGGCAGCCGCCGCCTCGTGGCGCCGTGTTGTGGCCGAGCGCAAGCAAGTCGCAATGGCTCGCTTGGTCACCCGCGAATTCTAAATCGCGGGTAAGGAAGCGCTGCTCCGTCACTTGGCGGGCAGCGCTTTTGTACATCTTGTAAGGACCAAATCATGAGTCACGAAAAAATCCGCGCTGCGTTGACCCAACTGAAAGCCGATACGGACATGCACTGGACCAAAGAAGGCGAGCCCGCCCTTTCGTTCGTGAACGTCTTGGCAAAAGGCAAGTTCACGCGGGACGAAGTTTCCAGTGCTTGGCCGGGCTTCAACCGTACCAACCTGAATCCGGAAGCGCCCGCTGCAGCGTTTGCAACCGTGGTCACGCCCCATGTTCCCGAGCCGGAAGTCAAAGCCCCGCCCCCTGCACCTGTTGCGAAAGCTGCACAGCCGGCACCTCCTGCTCCGACGCCCCCTGTTGCTCCTGTTGTGCAGGAGGAGGCGCAAGAGAAAGCTGCCGCGGAACGTGAAATGTTGAAATCGGTGATCGAGAAGATGGAAAAAACCATCGACGCCGCCCGTGAGAAGCGGGATGAAGCCCAAGCCAAACTCGACATCTTGCTTTCGCAGATGGCGGAGAGCGAGAAAGAAAGCTTTGCGTCCGTCAACCAACGCTACCAGGCCAGCCAGCAAGCAGAACGCGAAGCCCGTGCAGACAAGTTGGCAAAGCTCCGCGAACTGGGTGTGACCCAGGAAATGCTCGGCTCGGTGTTCCCCAAAGGATCGCCGATTGACGCAGCCCTGCGCAACCGTCCGCGTCGATGATCATGGCGTTCATTGTCGAGGACGGAACCGTCGTTGCAGAAGCGAACTCTTACGCTAGCGTGGAGTTCGCGGATGCACTGTTGGCCTCCCTCGGCAAAACATCTTGGACGTCTGCAATCCTTGCGAAAAAACAGGAATGCCTTGTATCCGCAACCGCGTACATGGACACCATTTTCGCAGAGCGGTATAAGGGCTCCGTTATAGATCGGCTGCAAGCTTTGGAGTGGCCCCGGAAAAATATTCCGAACATTCCGATAACAGAAATGCCCATCCTGCTCAAAAAAGCATGTGCCCTGTACGCTTACCGGGCGCTGACTGCCGTTTTGCTTCCCGATCCCACAACGGACGCAAATGGTTTTTTAACCACAGTTAAGCGCCAAAAGCTGGGCCCTCTCGAACGTGAGTTCCAGCGGCCCTACAGTGGCACTGGGTCTACAGCAATGGTTATCCGGCCTTATCCGGAAGCGGACTTGCTAGTTGCCCGCTTGCTTGTTCCCAGAATGGGTGGAGTCCTGCGGTGATCGACTATAGCGAGTTTGTCGAACTTGCCCGGGAAATGATCGCGGAATCTGGCCGCGTGATAGAGATTTGCAAGCTAGAGAATAACACTCCCGATCCAAGTAAGCCTTGGCTTGGTGGTCCTGCGCTTGCTGGACCTGAAGATAACTTGACCGTAATGGCTGCTTTCCTCCCTACAACCGGCAACGGTGGGGGCTTGGCTGCAAACGGTGGTAGCGGCATAGGCACGTCTTTCGTCAAGGACGAATTGCTAGCTCAAGTGAACCAGATCGTTCTGGTTGCACCTCCGGACGATACCCCGGACACGTTCGCTGGCGGGCGGTTCGCGAACCACAATTTGGTCTTGGACCAAGGTGCAAGATACCGTATCAAATGGGCTGAGGTTTTGAGGCCCGGCAATGTGGTTACCCTGTACGTTTTTGGGATCACGCTGTGACATTGCAAGAAGCAGCCAACGCTATCTGGCAAGTTTTGCACGAATGCATGCAAGTCGTGGATGCAACCATCGCTATACACTACCCGGATACTGCAGGTTCGGTATCTAACGGGAGCGTGCCTTGGATACGTGCTACAATGGCGCATATCCCGCCAGGCAAAGGAAGCTTGGCTGGGGCGTTCGGAACAAGGCGTCGGGAGAGAGCTGGTGTCTGTACGATCCAAATTTTTGTACCAGTTGGAGATAAACGATTCACTTCGTACAAGCTGGCTCAAGAAATCGTACAAGCTTATGAAGATTCTCAAACGAACGTTTGGTTTCGAAAGGCCTATGTAAATGAAGTTCCGGGTGACTCCGGAGGCTTTTCGCAGACGAATGTACTTGTCAACTTTGAATACGACCATGTGAGGTAATCATGCCCGATAAACAAGACTCCAACCTGACTGGCCTTTCGTTCGCGGAAGAAGCCAGTCTCAAGACCCTCGGTGGTGCGCCCGTCTGGTATCCGTTGGAGCCCAACAGCTATTCGGACTTTGGTTCGACTGTTAATACGGTTGCCCGCAATCCGCTGAACCCGAGTCGCCAGCGCAAAAAAGGCACGATCACCGGAGTGGAAGCATCCGGCGGTTTCAACCAGGACATGACCTTCAGCAACCTCACCCGTTTGCTGCAGGGTTTCTTTTTCGCCGACGCTCGCGAAAAGAAGACGACCAAGCCCATCAGTGGTGCGGCGTCCATCGTGATTACTTCAGTTGCGGGCGCAGCAAAAACCTACAGCGCCGCGGCTGGTCTCAACACCTTCTTGCCCAAGAGCATCGTGCTTGTTTCCGGTTGCACGAACTCGGCGAACAACGGCTTGAAAAACGTCACCACGGCAATCGCTACAACTCTGACCGTCGCGGAAGCGTTGGTGGATGAAGCTGCCCCGCCGGCTGCTGTCAAAATCGAAACGGTGGGCTTCGGTTGTATTGCAGCAGAAGCTTCGATCTCGATGAATGGTTCCTTGGTTCGTATGAACTTCGTCACCACAAACCCGACGACGCTGGGCCTCCGTGCTGGTGAATGGATGTTTGTCGGCGGCGATGCAGCCAACACCTACTTCACGAACAACCGGGGTTATGGCCGGATCTCCTCGATCGATGCAACATACATCGAGTTCGACAAGGTCAGCTGGATTCCTCAGGTGGAAGCGGGCGCGGGTAAGACCATTCAGCTCTACTTCGGTTCGTTCCTCCAGAACGAAAGCGATCCCGCGTTGATCAAGCGCCGCAGCTATCAGCTCGAACGCACGCTGGGCAACGATGGTGTGGGCGTCCAATCGCAATACTTGGTCGGCGCTGTCCCCAACGAGCTCACGTTCAACTTCCCGCAAGAAGACAAAGTCACGGTCGATATGTCCTTTGCGGCCTGCGACGAGGAGTTCCGCAATGGTACCGTGGGCGTTAAGACCGGAACTCGTGTTGCACTGGTCTCCGAAACGGCTTTCAACACGTCGAGCGATTTCAGCCGCATCAAGCTGGGCATTGCCGATCCGCTGAGCGCCTCGGTGACTCCGCTGGTGGGTTTCTTGCAAGACGCAACCATTACGGTCACGAACAACGTTTCGGCCAACAAGGCTCTGGGCTCCGTTGGTGCATTCGAAATGACGGCAGGCAATTTCGATGTCGGCGGTTCGGTCAACGGGTACTTCAGCATGCTGAGCGCTGTCGAAGCAGTTCGTGCGAACTCGGACGCCACCATCGACTTGATCATCTGCGCCAAGAACCAAGGCTTCGCGTTCGACGTCCCGCTGATCACACTCGGAAACGGGCGACTGGCTGTTGCCGCAGACCAGCCGATCACAATCCCACTGGAAAACAACGCAGCCGAATCCAAGTTCAACAACACCCTGTCGTTGACCGTCTTCCCCTATCTGCCGCTCGCAGCTCACTAAGAAAGAATCAAAATGCTCTACAAGCAGTTCAAGACCGACAAATCCATCGAAACCGCAGGCGTGTGGCTGGAATACGGCGAGAATGCCCAAGGCAAGCCCGTTCGCATTCGTATCGCCCGCGCCGGTGGTGCGAACGAACAGTTCTCGAAGACGCTGGACCGTCTGACCAAACCTGTTCGCCGTGCGATCCAAACCGAAACCCTGAGCCAGAAGCAGGGTCGCAAGATGATGATCGAAGCTTACGCGCAATCGGTTGTTCTCGGTTGGGAGAATGTGGACATCGAGGAGTCCGAGAACGGCCGCGAAATCAA